GATTGTTCAAGCGTTTCTTGTTTAGGTTCTTCTTTTTTGTTTTTCATAATTCTATTTTTTGGTTGAAATCTAATTCGTTTACTCGTTCTAAAACTTGCATAGGTGGTTGATGAAAAACAAACCGAATAAAACAAAAAGAAAATGAAAGTAAAACAGAGCGGACATATAGGCGACCTTATTTACTCATTAAGCGCATGCTATAACTTACATAAGGTATCAGGCGACATGATAGACTTTTATATTGGTTTTGATACGTTAAACCAAACGTTAGGGCATCCAAGCGGTAAGTTTACAATGACTAACGAAAGTTATGATTATATCAAGCCGTTGTTAATGGCGCAGCCCTACATTAAATCGGTTAACAAACACTATAAAGGGATTGAGGTGGATTACGACTTTGATGCGTTTAGGGATTACAAATTTAACATTGGAGCATACGACTTGAGAAAATGGCACTCATTAGTTTACCCTGAGTTAGAGGTAAACCTTAGCGAGCAATGCGTGTTTGTCGATAAGCATTTAGACTACTTAAAGGATAAGATAGTAGTTAATCTTACCCAGCGTTATCGTTCTTTCGGTATTGATTACAGGAAACTTGAAGACCAAGATTTTGTTTTTGTAGGTTTGGAAAGTGAACACCAATTGTTTAAAAACACTTATGGTTTTGAGCCTAAAAGATTAAACGTAAAGGATGCGTTACACATGGCTGAGATAATTAATAGCTGCAAGTTATTTATAGGCAATCAGTCAAGCGCATACGCAATAGCTGAGCAGATGAAAGCTAATCGAGCATTGGAAGTATTTAACCAAAGCCCAAATGTTATAAGTGTAGGCGGTTTGACGCACGACTACATGACAACTGAAGGCTTACAAATAATTTTAAACTAATGGGAACATACATAGTAAAAAGCAATGATGCAGATTTAAGATATATATTTGTTAATTGCAAAGTGAAAATAAATGATGGGTATATTTATGTAATTGACAACGGAATTGATTTATTATTAGGTGCATTTAATTTGGATTTTTTTCATATTATAAGTGAATAACTAATGGCAGAAACATCAAAAGCTAAACCACGTTTAATTGCAAATGGTTTTTATTCGAAACACATCGAAAACAAAAAAGTTATTGATGTAGGTGTAGGCCGACTTGATACCTTTGATGGAGCAGACCCAATATGCGATTGGGCTGAGATGCACGATAAGGATATATGCGATGCTACAACAATGGAAGCGTATGCGGATGAAAGTTTTGATACTGTTTATGCAAGCCACATCCTTGAGCATTTAGTTGATCCTATAAAAGCAATAAAGAACTGGTTGCGTATTTGTAAACGTGGAGGCGTTGTTTTCTTTTCAATACCACACCGAGACTTATATGAACGCAAAACAACTTTACCGAGCAAATGGAATGAAGACCACAAATACTTTTATTTGCCGTACCATTCTGAACCGCCTTGTACGTTTTCAGTAACCGACTTAGTTGAGGAAGTTACAAAAGGTTTATGGCCTTATACACTATCAGTAGCAAACACGTGTACAAACATGGATAAGCCTCAAGAACATGCAAATGGAGAATTTAGTATTGAAGTAATAATTTATAAATAATGGCAGATAATTTACCACCCGAAGAAGAAGAAATGGAAACTGATGGTTTTTATTATGAAGAACCAACAACTGCATTTGAAGCCGTGAATTTAGCAAACTTCGCATTATCAACTCTTGAGATGATAGATTCTGAAGATGAAAAGCTAACTGAAAAAGGCAAGCAAGCAATTATTAAAATTAAAAAACAATGTTTAAAATTACTTAGTTGGGGCGTTCAAGAAATGCACGACTCAGTATTTGACACCGAATAATTATGGCAAGAACATCAAAAAGTTATTTAGCTGAAAGCTACATTGAAAAAATACCTGATGCGAGTAGCACAAGTATTGCCCGTAAGTTGTATAAAGACTACCCGACTGACTTTACTGACATTGAAGATGCAAGGTCAATAGTAAGAAGATTAAGAGGTACTATTGGTAAAGCTGCAAGAACTAATACTATGTTAGAAATATCCAATAGGCTAAACGCATTAAAAAAAGACTTACCCAAAGGCGAAACTGAAAAGACTGAACCTTACGTATTGCCAAAGTCATGTACTCGGATATTGCTGTTATCCGACATTCACTTGCCGTATCATAATGATGAGGCTTTATTTACAGCGTTGGAGTTCGGATTGGAAAAAGATGTAAATTGTATCTACCTAAACGGGGACACCTTAGACATGTACCAACTAAGCAGACACGAAAAGAACCCAGCGAACCGCTCATTTAGTTACGAGTTAGACACTTGCAGAGCATTCTTAAAAGGCTTGCGCGACATGTTTCCAAACGCACACATAGTTTACAAGATAGGCAACCATGATGCACGTTACGAGAAGTACATAGCAGCTAACGCTCCACACTTGATTGGTATTGATGCACTAAAATTACACGAGTTACTTGGATTTACTGAGTTAAGAATACAAGAAGTAAAATCTATGCAATGGGCTTATGCAGGCAAGTTGCCAATATTACATGGTCACGAACTACCAACTAAGTCAGGTGGAGTAAATCCTGCACGTACAGTTCAGTTGAAGCTAAACAAGCAAGCAATAGTTGGACACTTCCATCGGGAAACAAAAAGCAATGGTAAGCAGTTTGATGATAAGCCATACACGACTTACTCAAGCGGATGCCTTTGCGACCTATACCCTAACTACATGCCAATAAACGACTGGAACCACGGATTCACTTATGTAGAGGTTGACCCAAAGAGCGGAAACTACTACGTGCAACAAAAAACTATTATTGATGGAAAAATATATTAGCTTTGTCAAATGAAAATAACAATCTCAAGTCGTGATGTTTCAGTTACTGCAAAATTAAATGATGGCTCAACTATTGCGGAAGTACTCGAGGTAATCAAAGGTTTACTAATTGCTAACGGATGGCATGAAGATTTAATAAAAGACTACATAAACAAAAATGAATAACATGAAAACAAACATTGTAATCGCAGCCCTATTAATTGGATTAGTAGGCTGCAAAAAAGAAACAGGCATTTACCCAGCTGCTCCTAAACCAAATTGGAATCCAAGAGGTGTTTATTCGATTGTAGGCGATACAGTAGACATTTGCTTTAATCGCACATTAAACGGATTCGACTGCATGATATTCGGCAAGAACATAACCGACAACAAAAAACTAAGATGGGATAGTTTCACTATAATAAGGCTTGATGATGACTTGAGCATTGACATCTTTGATAGTGTTTACAACATTACCGAAGTGTGGTATTTTATAGACACCACATACAACACGCCAATAATAAAAAAAGCAGATGGCAGCAAAATGAAGTTAATACGCAAACAAGCATTGTAACATGAAAAAGTTTTTAATAAATACATCATTGCGTACATCTGATGGGGTAAGAGGCGATTTGATATACGTAGAGGCAAATAACATTGATGAGGCAATAGAGACAATAAAAGAAAACGGTCACATGTACGACTCATACCAACACATGGAGATAACTAATCCAATACAAGTAATATCACGTAAACTTTATTAATTATGGCAAAGACTAAATTCACACAAGAACTATTCGACAAAGTATGCAACGAGATAGCAACATCAAGTAAAGGTTTAAGAGCTATTTGTATAGAAAACGGAATAGCACATAACACATTTTATGGTTGGTTGCAAGATGATGTTGATTTAATGAACACATACACACGTGCGCGAGAGGCACAAGCAGACTACTTAGCTGACGAGATAATAAGCATTAGCGACCACAGCGAAGAAGACCACACAGCCTTTACAGGGGCTAACGTTGTGCAAAGGGATAAGCTAAGAGTAGAGGCTCGCAAATGGATAGCTGCTAAGTTAAAGCCTAAGAAGTACGGGGATAAAGTTGAAGTAGAGAGCAACGTAAACATAAAGGAATTGCCTGAATGGTTAACTAAAAAGATTTAATAGTGGTAAAATGTTCCACAGTAATCAATTGATAATCAGTATATATTTGCTAACTACTCACGGGGTAAATAAAAAACACATTGGTAAAACGTTCCACAAATGAACCTAAACCCAAACTTTGTATTTATAGAGAAAAACATTATTGGCAAGCGTGTAATTGCATTGCAGGGTGGTACTCGTAGCGGTAAGACTTACAGCGCATTACAATGGATTATACGTCAATGTATGCAATACAAAGGAATGACTATATCAGTTGTGCGTGCTACATTACCAGCGTTAAAAAGTTCATCAATGCGCGACTTTGTGGAGATATTGACCAACTTAGGGTTGTACTCAGAAAGTCAGCACAACATGACCGAGAATGTTTACACCTTAAACGGTAACACAATTGAGTTCTTTAGTGTAGACAATGAGCAAAAGTTAAGGGGTCGAAAACGAGACCTTTTGTTTGTGAACGAAGCAAACGAGATAACACTTGAGCAGTGGAGACAGTTAGTATTTAGAACCACAGGCCGAATAATAATAGACTATAACCCTTCAATGGTTGACTCATGGATTTACGACCATGTATTGACACGTGAGGATTGTGGGCTGCTAATTACTACTTACAAGGATAACCCACACCTAAGTGAGTACATTGTAAAAGAAATCGAGTCGCTTCAAGATGCTGACCCTGAATATTGGAAGGTGTTTGGATTGGGCGAGCGTGGTCAGTTAAAAGATTTAGTCTTTAGCAATTGGACTACATGCAAAGAAATACCAACAGATGCCAAGTTGATAGGTTACGGAATGGACTTTGGATTTAGCGTTGACCCAACAACGTTAATTGAAGTACGACAACAAAATGGAGAGTTATGGTTGCGCGAGGTGCTATACCGAACCAACATGACAAACACCGACATAGGTAACTTTTTAAAAACCGTACCACTAAATAGGGATGAGTTAATAGCAGATAGTGCCGAACCTAAATCAATCGAAGAAATAAGAAGGCAAGGTTTTAACATCCACCCTGCATTAAAAGGTCCTGACTCAATCAATAATGGTATTGACATTTTAAGACGATACAAGATGAATGTAACTCAAGACAGCACTAACTTGATTAAAGAGTTAAGAAGTTACAAATGGGCCACAGATAAAGATGGAAAAGCGACAGGCAAGCCCGTTGATTACATGAACCACTGTTTTGTTGGAGATACATTAATAACAACAATAAATGGAGAAATTAAAATAAAAGACATTAAGGTTGGAGATTATGTATTGACTTCACAAGGATATAAGAAAGTTTTAAAGAATTTTAATAACGGAGTAAAACAAGTGTATAACTACTCGATGCTATTCGATACGTTTAATGTAAATTTGTGTTCGACAAAAGAACATAAAATAAAAACAACAAACGGATGGACACAAATATCGAAATTAAATCAGAACAATGTTTTATACCAGTGCAAGTATTCAACGATAAAGAATACAGGCTTTATCCAAACGAAAGATATTTTAGCAGAGGCAAAAAAAGAATGCACACAGAAGTTTGGAAACACCACAATGGAGAAATACCAAAAGGCTATCACATACATCACGTTGATGGAGATACCCATAATAATGATATTACAAACCTTAATATCATACATGAATCATTACACTTACGTTATGAAGGTAAAAAAAGGTTTAATAACAACCCTGAATTTGCAAAAGAGTTTCATTCAAAAGGCATTGAGGCTGCTAAACATTGGCACAGGTCAGATGAAGGAAGAGAATGGCACAAGCAGCACGGAAAGAATACTTGGATTAACAAACAAACATTCGAACAAGAGTGTACAGTTTGCGGAAAACAATATAATACACCATTCCCAACAAGAAGCAAATATTGCCATCAAAACTGCAAAGCTACTGCACTTAGAAGAAGGAGAAAGTTATTATAGCGAAGTTTATGATTTAATGATTGAAGATTGCCATGAGTATTTTGCAAATGGTATACTTGTACATAATTGTATTGATGCGCTAAGATACTTAGCATTAAACAAACTAAACAATAGGCCGAGAGCGCGTTATGCTACTATTGGCTTTGATGCTGCTAACTTTTAAAAGTCAATTTTGGTAGTTTTTGCTATTTATAGGTATGATAGCGAACTATAACCAATTAACAATAAAGCAATTTTTAAGCTGCAAGAGGATAAGCGAAATTGAAGCAGACCCAATTGATAAGAACGTGCGCTTACTTGCCGAGATTACAGGCAAAGAAGTAGACGATGTTGAAAGCCTACCTATTGGCGAACTTAAAGAGCAGTTAAAGAAACTTGGTGCAATTGAAACATTAGTACCCGAAACTAAGATTAAAATGAAGTTCAAGGTTAAAGGACAACGTTTTACTTGCATTTGGGAACAGCAGAAGTTAACGGCTGCTCAGTATATTGACGTTTGCCATTTTACAAAAAACCAATCCGATAT